GCGTGCCAGAAGTCGCGAGACCATACGGTCTTTTGCTCTGAAGTTAGAGCGGCAAAGTTAGTTAATGCCATGAGAAAATCACCTTTTGAATAGATTTAAAATAAATTATAAGTACTGCTTATAAACGGTCGCCATTAATCAAGCAGGGGCGACAACCACTGCATGCTGTTGGACGTGTCGTGCCCGAACGAAATAGCGACCTTTTTAAGAGGGACGAGCTCATGGCCTTTTAAAGCTGGCGATAGCTACCGTGTATCGTACGGTTTTCGATTTAATAAGCTTTGGCAGTTGTCGTACTGCAAGACGAGCCTGTGTACATATATTAGCACAGCTTATAAATTAAGGGAAATTAATAGCCCTTAAAACAGGTCATCTACTATTAAGGGTGTGTGCTCACCCATAAAAGCACCTTCAATATTGGACTCGATAAATTCCTTAGCCTCGTCAATACCCATACCTTGTCGGACAAGGTTTTCCAGGATCTTGATCGTGGAGTACACAACGACTGGAACCAGGTTCTTCGTAGATACTCCAATAATTGCATCATCTAACCCATCTATGAAAAGGAGCCCAGAGGGCCCCAAGTCATAAGCTTCTACTATCCCCTCTCGCACTAACCGAAGTCCCCGCGTAGGCGTTTCATTTGGGCATCAGACAGTTTGTCGAAGTCCGCGTCAGTCATGGTGCTAATGTCGACGACATCGTTACCGCGCGTTGCCGCACTTTCGCCTTTTAACTTGGCAGGTTGCTTGTTGGCTGCTTCTAACTTCTGCTTCACATCAGTTGTCCGCTTTTTAGCTGCAGGCTTTGACTGAACCGCTTTCGGTTGCAACAACTCAGGCATGTTGGCTGCCAGCGTCATTCGCACTGCTTTACGAAGCGCGTCAGCTTGTGCCATACCTTTTTCTGCATACATGCCCATCAGTTCGTTAGCTTCAGCAATTAGATCTGCATCAGCTTCGTCACTCTTGGAATCAAGTACTGGGTATGACTCCACCATGTCAGCAACGGCAACATCTAAATCTAAGTGCTGCTTGGTTACATTCGTTGTGTTGTGGATGTCCTGACGTAGCTCTTTGGCCATCGATTCCCGTTCAGCACTACGGATTTCTTTGCGAACCTTTTGAGCTTTATCTGTCTCGCCATCAAGCACTGCGTCCATGTATTCAGCTTCTTTGCTGTCGAAGTCAAACTCAGGTTCGGGCGCTTCTTGGGGTTTCGCATTATCTTCTAACTTGGCAAGACGATCTTCGAGTTGACGGCGGCGAGCAATCTCTTCGTCCATACGTGCCTTTGGCACCATGTGCGATTTCTCATCACCCTTAGTGGCTAACTCCTCTTCAGGTTCCGTTTCCTCCTCTTCTGGCTCGACCTCCTCTTCATCAATTTCAGCCGCTATTTCTTCTTCCGGTTCTTCTACTTCTTCCTCGACTTCTTCCGATTCTTCCACTTCTTCATCGGCTACTTCGGCTGACTCCTCCAGGGTGGCTTCCTCTTCAGGAAGATCGCCTCGGTCTAAACCACTAAGGTCTAATTCTTCACGACCATCACCACCTGCAAATTCATCAAAACTATCATTACTGTCATCGTGCTCTAAATTGGCACTTATTTTGGATTTAGGCATTAGGGCCTCCGTTGGTTTAATTAACACTACTTAGGTAAAACATTTTTATCAGAGTTGTTGGGCTTTTGCGCTTGGCTACCAAGACGCAGTATTTCTGCAGCGATCTTAGTAGTCGATTGGGTTTCGGAAACCTGTTCCTTTTGAGTCGCGGACAACTCAGCCAATTGCATCCGAACATCCAATTCTTGGCGCTTAAGTTCCATACGTGCTTCTAGCTCAGCCATCTCTTTTTCAGGAGTGGTTTCTATATCATTCGCTTTAGCTGTCGCCAACATAGCCTGTGCTTGTAGATGCGCCGATTCTGCTTGGAGCTTCTGAAGTTCTAACTTCACTTGTTCCATCTCGATCTGCTGCTGCATCTGAGCGGCTTCTTGCTGTTCTGGCGATTGCTCAACACCCGTAAGCATTCGGATACGCTTAGCAAGCTCACCCTTACGCTGTAAGTGTGAATACTCAATAATAGCGTCGTCAGGGATAGCGATACCCACTTGACGTAACTGCAACGCTTCAGCGAACTGCGATTCATCAAAGGTGTCGCGTGCTGGCATCGATGACACAACCACATCGTATTCACCCAAAGTCATGTCATTGACCACTTCGCCTTCTGGGGTCATTTGGTTCAACACCAACTCTTCCCTTGGTTTCATAGGGTCATCGTCATTCGTGATCTGAATCACGCGTTCTTCGGTATAGAACGATTGGATCAAACACATAATATTCTTTGCAACGAATACTCTTGACCGAGCGAGGTTGTCCAAAGGTACTTGGATTTGGATCTGACCACGATTCTGTTTTGCCTGGATGGCAACACCTGAAACTTCTGCACTATCCTGGCCAAGCATCGCATCAGACACACCTGAGATCTCTTTGATGTTATTGGCTGCTTTTTGGCCAATGCGATCAAGACCTGTTGGGATCTGGTTTGGTTGAATCTTTGCTGGGGCAGCTGATCCTCGGTTGTATTCCAATACTAAACCTGTCTGAGCGCCACGTTCTTGGAGATCATCCGATGTCATGCCGTTTAATGACCCGGTTTCTACGACCCAACCGCTGTTGGCAGTCGTGTTCACAATGTGTAGCTCTTGTGAAGAGATCTTATTCAATTGTTCTTGAGGCGATAGAAGGTTGCGAACCATACCGAACGGTTTGCCACGCCTAAAATAGGGGAAGTAAGGGACAATGGTGAAGTCTTTGTACGGCGACCAGTCGTCATGTAGTACGACTTGGTCCGCAGTAATCGTCCAACGTACCTTTTTGACTAACTTTTTGAGCATGCCCAGGCCGAATTCTTGGGCAAACAACTCAGTTCGCTCTTCATCCCACGATTCTGGAACGATGCGCATGTCCTTTGTTTTAGGGTCAACGAAGTGAGGGGTCAATGTTAGCTTTCTGTGCTGTCTTTCAACAACTCGAATGGCACGAACACTGTGTTTGTCGTCAATATGTCCGCCACTAAGTACGGCTTCTTCAACATCACCAAACGTCGAATCGCGCATTTCTACCAAATCCATCGAATCACGGCCCAAATGCTCGCCGTTTTCAGCGATCACGCGCAAACGATCCGCTTTCTCTTGGCCATACTGTTGTTCAATGTCATCGATACTCAGCCATTTGGTCTTGATGACCTCGTTCCATGTGGTGGGGTCGTAATCTTTGGCATCTGGATCGGGCAAGATGTCCAACGGATCTTCCGCTGTGATCAACACTTCACCTTCAATGTGGTCGTCAAAATTCATGCGAATGTCAAAGTAACCACGATCTTGGATAATGCCGTCAGCAAACACCTGACTTTCCAAGTAATCGTATTGGTTGTTGTCACTAATCTGCATATAAAGTTTGGTGAGCACCGCAGCAACTTCATCTGAGGAGTTACGTCGAGGCTTAAATAGTACGTCCGCACGTTTAGAGGACTGCTCCCCCAGTATGGTGTTGACGGTGCTCAAAATGGTATTAATGGTTAGGTGTGGACGACCCTCGGAATCTAATGCATCAATGTCCGTTTGATCCCACTGCTCACCACGATAATAGCGGTCACACTTGATCGCTGTCTTGATGTAGTCAGTGTGCCCCGCATCTCTTGCTCGCACGTAGCGAGCCCAGTTGTTATCTACGATCTTACTTTCTTTTAAAGGATCGATTTTTTTTGACTTCTTGTACGCCATAGCTATGCACTCATCGCTGATTTACTGCGGTTAGGGGCCATGAGTCCTGGGAGCTTATCTCTCCAAGACTCTTCAATTATTTTTTGGTCTACAACAGTGGACATCTCAGACATCATTAGTCCGATCCAAGCTAAACCATCCACTTGGTCATCATGTACGCCGTTAGGAAATCGCAACATCTCTGCCATTAATCCTGCATTCCACAGTTGGAACTTAGGAAAAAACACCATGCCTTGTTGCATACGGCCCTGAATCGCACGAGCACGAGCTTCTTTATCTCTGCGCCCCGTTTTCAGCTCCATCAAATACATTTCATACAGATTACGTTCTTTAATTCGCTTCTTTAGGAAAGGCCCAAGCGCCATTTCAATGTGTCCACGCTCGATACCAACGATCGACGGGCGGTATTCTTCGTAGACGTCGAGAATCTTCTCAACCAACTCGAAACCGTCCCATTTACCTCGCTCAACGTGCATCACATACATCTTATCTTCTTGGTCTACACCCACAACGACGCCCACAGAGAAGTCATTTCGGTCTGCTTTACCAATCGCAAGGTCCCATGCGCAATACACCTTGAGTTTTTTGTTCTCTAGGGATTTGTCTTTGTAATATTGGAACATTCCTAATTTGAAATATTCACCTTCGTCGGCCACTGGGTTCTGCTGGTACAATGCGGACCAGTCACGAGGGCCTACAGCCTTCTGTATGCGCATTAGCGCGTCGGAGTCATAACGGGCAGGATGCAACGGTTCGTGCTTCTTACGGTACTTCTCGTCCTCCTCAGCGATGGCTGGGTACTTGATGACTTCCCAAGAGTCGCCGCCGTCTTTTTCTTGCTCTAATAACCACCCTGCAAGGTCGTCATCGTGCCAACGCGTTAGGATAACGAGGATGCCACCGCCCGGCGCGAGACGCGTATAGGCCGTTGAGGTATACCAATCCTTCGCGGTTTGGCGAGCGGTCTCCGATTCAGCCTGCTCTCGGTTCTTTACCGGGTCATCGATCACTAATATATGGGCACCTTTACCCGTAATTGGTCCACCAACACCTGCTGCGACGTAACCACCGCCTTCGGTCGTTAGCCATTGCTCAGCGCCCTGCGATTCGGGGTCTAATCGAGTTTTAAACAACGATTGGTACTGCTGATCACGCAAAAAGCCACGTACTTTGCGCGAAAACCCCATGGCCAACGAGCCAGAGTAGGAACACGCGATGAATTCGTGGTTTGGGTAGCGCCCAAGGTGCCATGCGGGGAAGGTTTTTGAGGCCAGCTCACTCTTACCATGGCGCGGTGGCATAAATAGCATGAGTCGGGGGGACTTTTTCTCCGCCACATCTTCTGAAAACTTTTCCAGGCGCAGGCAGATGTCTTTATGCACCCATCCTGGGATGTAACTGTCGTTGAATCGCTGAACAAAAGGCAACAGGTGCCTCCGAGCCAGCTCGCGCTTAGCCAATTCTGCTTGTGCAGCCATCTTAGGGTCGAAAACACCGCTTTCGTCTGTAAAATCTGGCTGTTTTCCTAAGTCTTGTTTTTCCAACGTATCCCGTTCCGACTGTTTTAAACGTTTTTTGTGTAAAAGTTTGCCGGTGTGAGCCAGTTGGGCTTTTTGCTCGGCTTGCTTTTCCTTCAAATACTTTTTATGCCGCTTTGGGTCGGCAATAATGGCTTGAAACGCACGGCGCTCGCCGAAATTCTTGCACTTTGAGCAAACGGTCGGCGCGCTATTGGCATCGAACAACGTGTGTGGTCGATCTTCGTTGCAGTAAGAGCACTTTTTAGTGTCCCTCTTCTCCATTGCTAGCCTCCACTTCCTCAAATACACCATCGATCGTTGAATTAGGGTCAAAATGGGTGTCACCCAGCCCTGCCAACCTTAATAAATCTGCATCTGATGCGGCTTCTATGTGTCGCTCAGAATTTATATTTACACTAATCGTCTGTATCTTTTGTGGCTCGTAGAGGCCATGCATTTTTGCAATCTCTCTTAGTGCTGCGACTTCTTCCGTTGAGCTACCACTCTTTCTGTGGGCCTCAAAAAATAATTTAGTAATACTTTCCCGCGTCACCGCAATGCGATCGAACTCTTTCTCTCGAAAGTAGGTCAACGTGCGTTGTATCACGGCATTGTTCACCAACTTTGATGAATTAGCCTGCGAATACCCTGCTTGTTTGCCTGCCTCAGTGGTCGAATACCCGAGCAAGTAAAAACGAACAAATTGTTCTTGCTGTTTCGTCAACTTCGGCAGCACTTTGTGCCCTTCTTCAAAGGCATCTTCTGAAATTTCCATACTTAACGGCCTATAAGCACTGCTTATCTATTATTCCGGTCTAACGCCGAATTTATGTTGAAACAATTGCCATGCAAAAAAGTCTACGTCTTCATCTCTAGCGACATTCTTGCAGTAGTTATACATGACACACACTACACGCGTGTTCTCTGGCGTATAACCTTGTGCGTTGTCCGAGCGATCCAAGCTAACCGAGAATGGATGCCTCACATACCTTTCGTCTTTACTGTAGTCAAAGGCGATCCCTGTTTTTGCACAACGATCGTTTTGCTCAGAAATTTTAGCTTCCATCCACTCTAACGTGATCGCGAATTCAAACCCCTTGAACGCCGCTCGTTTTCTAGCGGTGTTGAATACCTCTTTAGGTCTGCCAAGTTTGCTGTAGTAACGATCCTGCTGCCACAGCTTTTGTTGTTTTCTACGCTTCTCTACATCTCTCAATGGGTTCCACACAACGCTTATATTATATTAGCAGTGCTTATAATAACATAATAAAAAATAAATTTGCATTTTTATATGCTCTATGACCGACGGGCGGGGGTTGGGTACTTTGTCTTGACCTACCCCCCTTCCCCGATTCCGATATTGGAACCTTGTTTTCAAATTTCGACTCTAGGGACCCCTACCGTTTTTCGCCCCTCGCTGCGCTCGTAGCGTTCGTTTTGTCTCTTTGTCAATTTTGACTTCAAACATTCAAAGGATTACATCACATGACTAACTTACCCGCAGTTCAAACGTTTTACGCCGCACGTAAAGATGACAACCAGTTCGTGGTTACCGCCTACGCTTTTGTAGTCGGTATGTTGCTACCGATCATCATCCCCTGTGTGATCGGCTACTTAGTAGGCATAGCAATCGTGGGCATGTTCACTAAGAAGAAGGGAGCATAACCATGAAAGCATACAAGTTTACTAAGACCGTGGTGTGTATTGTTTTAACGCTACTCATCATGTTCGTTGCGTTGTTCCACCTACAGGGCTTTGGCCTGTTGCTGATCATCACACTCCTAGTGTTAGACCGTGTGGTGTCGTACATCAACAAAGTGCAGGTGTGGTTCGCCATGCGTGCCTGGAGGAAGATGCTATGAACCGCAGTACAACGCTCTTTGTCTACTCACTGATCACTGTCCTTACTGGCATCTTAGCCCTGCTGGATGCTCGTACTGCAGTGATCTTTGGTTGCTTCTGCCTTGTTCTTTGCGCCCTGCTTCTGGATGCGACTGAACAACAGCCTACCGTGCATGAACGTGTTCGTGCTTCTCGTGCAAGGAGAAGGCGCTGAACGCTCGTGCCTCGCGCGCAGCGTTCGTTGCGCATGGTGTCTTTATAACTAAAAGGAGTTAAGGCATGTACGACATCGTACCCACAACCGGCGGACAAGATCCGTTGGATTTACTGCTAGAGCACGAAGCGTTAGCAGCATACCAATGGGACTGTGAGTTAGAAGCTGACAGCCCATTACAAAACCGCGAAGAGTTCATTCGCAACAACGCGCAACGTCGCGCAAACCAAGCTTAAGGAATTTACCATGACTAAACTTAAAACTGCAGTTCAAACCGTGACCTTTGAAATGACCCCAGCTGTACAGAGCTACTTGCAAGAGCAAATGGACTTTCTAGCCCAGCACGCCGTCAACCAGATCGGCACGATCGCCAACTATGCAAATATCGCAGGCTTTCAAGCATTGCCAACGTTCCAGCAAATGTTCGGTGACGACTTCGGTCTGGCCAACGACAGTAACCAGCGTACGCTGAAGTACTGCGCGCAGACCGTTGCTAACTCGCCTGACATGCTAGTGCAGCTCAAGCCTTCGGGCAACGTGTATGGCGCTCAAGAAGCTGACGGCGTGCAACACACAGTGTTCAGCGACACAGATCGCAACAAGATTCAGCTGTCTGACTTTGGCTACAAGGTCGTGACTGAAACTGCCGAGCGCTACGCAAAGACCATGACCGATTTAAGCATGCTCAATGCTAACTTCGGCATCGTCCCCACCACCTCGCGCACTGAGCGTTATGAGTTGTTCGTTGCTAACGAGCACGCTAAGAAACGTTCAAAGCAAGAGATGCAATCTCGCACAGAGAGCAAGTTTGCAGAGAACAAGCAGCATAATGACTGCATCGTTCAACTGGTGAAAGTAGCACAAGCAACGTCGCACCTAGTCTAACGACTAGGCACGATGGAAAAGGGCCAATTGGCCCTTTTTTTATGCCCCGGTACAACGCGCGTTGGGCAGTGTGTGTTGTTGTGCCGATTATGGTGTACAATGAACGTTGTTCCATGCCAATAACCGTCGCGCCCAGCCCGCTGCGGCAGATGTCGCATTTAGGACATTTAAGTACTCATTTTAAGACAAACGAGCAGCGCGCATTATCAGTGTAAATGCTCTACAGGCCACGCGTAGTATACATAGTTGCTAATATCCCAATTATTGGGTTCAAAGAAGAGTCCACTTAGCATTCTACACAGTTACACCATACCTAAAAACGTCTTTAACATATGACCCTAAAATTTGTTCAATCTCCAACCACGATTTCGCTCTAGCCCTTTGGTACCAACACTTTCCGGATGGTTGGAAATGAGATTCTCACTTTTCCACTTCCAACCCAAAATAATAACCTGTTATATATCAACGACCTACGAGCAACGCTCAATGTCCACTTCCAACCCAAAACACGAAAATGGCAGCCATTTTACGTCGTGAAACACTTTCGTGGAACATTATTAACATTAGCAAATGCTAACATGGTTACTTTTTAACCAGTTGGGTTGGTAATATGACGTTTTCTCAATACCAACCCAACCTTCCAACCCAAATGTCGTATTTACGACAATGACCAGCGAGCAGCGCGCAATGAGCGTGGTTCATGGCACTTCACACTTCACAAAAGTCTTGCTTAATTATATAAGCACGGCTAATATTAACCATCTACATTTTATAAGCAAGGAAAGAGCATGGAACTAAGAAGCAATTGGGCCTACCCAGCACTACGTGAATGGGCCAAGAGGCAGAAAGTACCTAACGACCGTATTGATCGCATGATTATTAGGGCTCGGAAAGAGAAATTGCCGATGTGGGCAGTGGAACAACGTGAGAACGGCTCGTGGGCCACCTTAACGTACGATA